CCAGAGCAGCAGGTGCGTCATGAGCGTCTCCCGAAACACGAAGGAACTCATCTCCGGGTTCGGCTCGTCATGGAGCAACAGGTAAAGCGGATGGTCGATGGCTTTTTCCTTGCCACCATCCTCTTTGTAGCGGTATATGTGGATAGGCAGGCCGGCGATGGCTTCGGCCAGAATGCGGACGCAGCAGTAAACCGCCGTCATCTGCATCGCGGAACGTTCCGTCACGGCTTTGCCGGAGGTAGAGCCGCCGAAGAAAAAGCGGTAGCCGCTGCCAGCCGTGCTGTCCCTGATAGGCTTGTCCCGCGCTTTGAAAATGCCTGAAAATATGCTCATGGGCAATTACTCCCTTCAAAAAATGCAGCCATGTGGCTGCTTTACTTCTTGACATTACCTCCAATCGGATGCATAATAATTGCATCCAGATGGATGTAAAAAGATTGGAGGTATTCAATATGGAAAATTTCAGCTTAGACGGATTTCAGCTTATTCATCTGAACAATGACTGCATATTGCATGAGCGCCGGGTAGTCCTCGGGCTGACACAGAAGCAGGTGGCGGAGAAAGCAAAGATCCCGCTGCAAAGCTATCAGCGTTTTGAAAGCGGAGACCGTAATATAAAAACAGCCTCATTCCAGGTTGCCTGCCGCGTCATTGAGGCCCTGGAAATGAGCATCTCCGATTTCTACCACGGAGAATACATTCTCGGCGAGAAACTTCTCGATTCCAAGGAAGGACTTCGTTACGAAAAAACCGGCAAACTTATTACCGAGGATGTTGTTGAAAAACCGCAATCAGATAAATAAAATGCCTCGGTCGTCATAGACCGAAGCGCCAGTATCATTGCCACAGCGGATTGCTCTGTCGAGAGCCATGATAGTCGCTACAGCGCCGTCAATTTTCTCCGTGGATTTCTCCTTGTCAGCTTTAATGTTGCCGGCCGGATCCGTGCGGATAAAAATATTGTCCATCATCCAGCGGAGCACCGGCTGTCCGCCGTGAGCGAGATTCTGCTCCAGCGTCAGCTTCATCAGTTCCTTGGTCGGCGGCGACATATCTTTGAAGCCCTGGCCGAAAGGAACAACGGTGAAACCCATGCCCTCAAGGTTCTGTACCATTTGCACAGCGCCCCAGCGGTCAAAGGCAATCTCACGAATGTTGTAGCGGGTACCGAGTTCTTCAATAAAGCTCTCGATAAATCCGTAGTGAACCACGTTGCCCTCGGTAGTTTGCAGGAAGCCCTGCTTCTTCCAAAGGTCGTAGTTCACATGGTCACGCTTGACACGCAGATCCACATTGTCCTCCGGAATCCAGAAGAACGGCAGAATGCAGTATTTATCCTCCTCGTCCTCTGGCGGGAACACCAGTACAAATGCCGTGATATCCGTGGTGGAGGAAAGGTCCAACCCGCCGTAACAAACACGGCCCTCCAGTGATTTTGGATCAACCGGAAAGGCACAGGCGTCCCACTTGTCCATCGGCATCCAGCGCACAGCCTGCTTGACCCACTGATTTAGGCGAAGCTGACGAAAGGAGTTCTCCTCGCCAGGATTCTGTTTCGCCGATTCGCAGGCGGCGCGGACCTTATCTATGCCGACGGTAATGCCGAGGGACGGATTCGCTTTCTTCCATACCTTCGGGTCCGTCCAATCGTCCTCCTGCGCCGCACCATAAATGACCGGGTAGAAGGTCGGGTCGGTCTTGCGGCCGTCCAAAATGTCGAGGGCCTTTTGATGCACTTCCCAACAGATGCTGTTCTGGTTGTCGCCGGCCGTGGTGATGAGGAAATATAACGGCTGCATTCTGGCGTCGCCGGAGCCTTTGGTCATGACATCAAAGAGCTTTCTGTTAGGCTGCGTGTGTAGCTCGTCGAAAACGACGCCGTGGGTATTGAAGCCGTGCTTGTTGGCAACGTCGGCGGAGAGCACCTGATAGATGCTCCCAGTCGGCTGGTAGATTAACCGCTTCTGGGATTCGAGTATCTTGCAGCGTTTGGCCAGCGCCGGGCACATCCGCACCATGTCGGCGGCCACGTTGAAAACAATGGATGCCTGATTGCGGTCGGCGGCGCAGCCGTATACCTCGGCGCGTTCCTCACCGTCGCCACAAGTGAGCAGGAGTGCCACAGCGGCGGCAAGCTCCGATTTACCCATCTTCTTGGGTATCTCAATATAGGCGGTGTTGAACTGCCGATAACCGTTCGGTTTAAGTGTCCCAAAAAGGTCCCGGATAATCTGCTCCTGCCAGTCGATCAGTTCAAAGGGCTTACCGGCCCAGGTACCTTTCGTGTGGGAAAGGCATTCGATGAAGCCGACCGCATAGTCCGCCAGCTTCTTGCTGTAGGTAGAGTCTTTTGCCTTGAACCGGGTCGGTGTGTATTTCTTCAGCTTTCGGATGTGTGGTCACCTCCTTCGAAAGAGAATAAAAAATACAGCCCATCATGGCTGTACCACGAGGAACAGAGCCTTCTGGCTCATGTCCCGGGGCTATTTAGTTAGCTTTGGCTCAATAGTTTTCTCTGTGCAGGAGGAGCTCGACCGCGAGCTGCGTGTCCGGGTCGGCAGGCTTGACGTCCCAGCCTCTGTCGTAGTTGGCGGTGACTTTGCCGTCGCGTTTGAGCATTAGCTTGCTGACCTTACCGCCGTCGATGCCGAACTGTGAGCCAGTCTCATAAACCTTCATCCAGTAGTGAAAAACGCTGTCGTGAACCTTCAGTTTGCCTTCTTTCCACTCAGTCATTGCCGGCCACCTTTCTGACGCGGTCGATACCGTAGACGACGTTCAGCCCGCTGCCGTTATCCCAGTTGACCATGAGGGAGCCGGTGTCGTCGACGCCATAAACGGTACCCAGAGTTCCAACCGGAGGAGCCTGCACATCGTCCATCTGCATGAGCTCGACGCGGGTGCCGGCAGGATATGCCTGACGCAAATGATCAATGACCGTTTTATTCGGAAACTTCATCGGAAAGCGCCTCCTTTGCCGGTGTGCCGTTTTTGAAAGCGGATGAGCCGGGGAGATTATGGAGTAGCACTTTGCGGGTTTCTTTGTACTCGTCGCCAATGAAGCCCAACCGGAGGAGGAAGCATCGGAAAGCGTACTTCTCGTTATCCGTGCTCTTTTCCTTGGTAGTCACACGTTTCTGGACCTTGGCAGCGCCGATCATTTTGCCGATAAGGTGTGCGGCTGCGCTAACGACCTCCGGTTCCGGTATACTGTCGAACCACGGGAAGCGAATGGTATCGTCCATAAGCTCGATATCCAGCCTGTCCGCACCGAGAGCCTTTTTGATGAGCGCCGCCTTGCTTTCAGTCATCCTGCGGAGGTTTTCGATTGCCGTATCGGTGACATCTTTCAGCGGAAGCTCGATGCAAAGCCCGTCTGAGGCTTCATTGATTTCAGCCTCGAAGCCCTTCTCGCAAAGAGCATCGATAAGCTGCTCGATCTCGTTGCTGTCCGCCCGGTCGTCAAAGGAAAGCTCTCCGGTTTTGCTGATGGTGAAGGGGTCGACCTGATATGCGCAGGAAGGAACCCCGAGGTACTTGGGCTTGCATTCGAGGATTTCAGCGATTGCTTGGACCAGCTTTTTACGGTCGTCGCCGGTTACGTTGTAGTTGATTGTCATGATGTTGACCTCCTTGTTTTTGGTGTAGTACATATATTGCTCTGGAGGCCCTAAATAGCAAGCGATACAGGCGTAGAATCCTGTAGAATTATTCGGACTCGAAATTGTGTATTGTAGCCACTTCCGCATACTTGTAGGTCAGGCCATCACGGACAACCGTAACGCCTGCATCGGAACCGACCTGTTCGATATACCGCTTCATGATAACGTCGCAGAACTTTTCGTCAAGCTCGATGGTATAGCAAATCCGCTCCGTTTGCTCGCAAGCGATGAGCGTGCTGCCGGAACCACCGAAGGGGTCCAGCACGATGGTGTTGCTCATGCTGCTGTTCATAATTGGATAAGCAATGAGCGGTACCGGCTTCATGGTGGGATGGTCGCTATTCTTCTTGGGCTTGTCAAACTCCCAGATGGTTGTTTCCTTACGACCGGTGTACCACTGGTGCTTTCCGTTCTTCTTCCAACCGAACAGGCACGGCTCATGCTGCCATTGGTATGGGGAGCGCCCCAGCACCAGCGACTGCTTCTTCCAGATGCAGCAGCCAGACAAATAAAAACCGGCATCCGAAAAGGCTCTGCGGAAGTTCAATCCTTCGGTGTCGGAGTGAAAAACATAGATACTGGCGTCGCCTGCCATGACTGCTTCCATGCAGGTGAACGCATCCAACAGGAACTGATAGAACTTATCGTTCGCCATATTATCATTCTTTATTTTTCCGGCGCTGCCTTCGTAGTTGACGTTGTACGGCGGGTCGGTCACCACAAGGTTGGCTTTTTTGCCAGCCATCAGGAGATCATAGGTTTCAGCACGGGTGGAGTCGCCACAGACGAGCCTGTGCGGGCCGAACTGCCAAACGTCGCCGAGCTTTGTAACGGTGGGCTTCTTCAGTTCCTCATCAACATCAAAATCATCGTCATGAACCTTGTCTTGGGTGGAAGCCTCGAACAGGTCGTCGAGCTCGGCAGGGTCAAAGCCGGTAAGCGTCACGTCAAAGTCCGCACCCTGCAGGTCGGAGATAAGTAAGGTCAGCTTGTCTTTGTCCCATTCGCCTGAGATTTTATTCAGCGCGACGTTGAGCGCCTTTTCCTTATCATCGTTCAGTTCCACGATGACGCACTCTACTTCTGTGATACCCATATCGATGAGTACCTTCAGACGCTGGTGACCACCGACAATATGCCCGGTCGTCTTATTCCAGATGACCGGCTCCACATAACCGAACTGCTCGATGGAGCGCTTCAGCTTTTCATATTCAGGATCGCCGGGCTTCAAATCCTTACGCGGATTGTATTCCGCAGGAATCAAGTCGGCGACCTTTTTGCGTTCAATCAGCATATTGCTTCACCGCCTCTCGCAGTTCTCTGCATTTGTCCAGCCACTCCCAACGACTTAGCGAACCGCTGAAATGACCGTAGGTGGCGGTGTCGGCGTAGATGGCATCCCGCAGACCGAGCGTTTCAATGATGGCAGCCGGGCGCAGATTAAAAACCGCTATCACGGCTTTTCGGAGAACCTCATCCGGATACTTGCCAGTGCCAAAGGTATCGACCTCGACAGCGACCGGATCAGCCTTGCCGATGGCATAGGAAATTGCCACCTGACATTCCTTCGCAAGGTCGTCCCACACAATGTTCTTGGCAATGGCCCTCGCCATATAAGCACCGCTGCGGTCAACCTTCGTCGGGTCCTTGCCGGAGAAGGCACCGCCGCCGTGAGCAGCGAGCCCGCCATAGGTGTCCACCATGATTTTGCGGCCGGTGAGCCCGGTGTCAGTAGCAGGCCCGCCCTCCACAAAACGACCGGAGGGATTCACGAGAATTTCCGTAGCATCATCGAACGGGAACTTCTCAAACACCGGCCAGAGTACTTCGGAGATCACCTCGTTGCGCAGGACCTCCAAATTTTTGTCTTCCTTATGTTGGACAGAAACTACGATGGCCTTGATCCGCTTCGGTTTTCCGTCTTCATATTCCACAGTGACTTGCGCTTTTCCGTCAGGACCGATGCCCTTCACGACGCCGCTTTTCATCACAGAGTCAAGCTTGCGGCAGATACCGGAAGCCAGCACAAGCGGAAGCGGCAGTTTTTCTGTGGTTTCATCCGTTGCGTAACCGTAGACAGTGCCCTGATCGCCAGCGCCAAGCATGGAGTACCACGAGGTGTCGCCGGCTCTGGATTCCAAAGCGCGGTCAACGCCGCCCGCGATATCCTTGCTCTGCTGATGTACATACACGAAGATGATAAACTTGCGCGGGTTATAGCCGACGTCGCTGAGAACGCTGCGCACAATCCAGCGGATATCTACTTTCTTTGAACAGGTGATTTCGCCTGCTACAAAGATTTTGCCTTTTGTCGCCATGATCTCGCAGGCCACGCGGGAAGCCTTATCCTTCCGGAGACAGGCATCGAGAATACTGTCGGCAATGAGATCGCACAGCTTATCCGGGTGACCTTTGCAGACGCTCTCGGCAGTTTTATATTGAGTTGCCATGTTACGTTCCTTTCCGGGCGGACAGAAGCCGCTCCATCAAATCATCCTGTGGACTCCGGCCTTGGAATTCTACAGAGCAGTTTTCCTTCACGACCTGATAAATCTGATACCAGATCTGATTAACCTGCTTCATGTAGTCGCGGCTCATTGACACATACGGAGAAGCGATTGCATTGCCGGTGGTCGGGTGCTTTGCCAGAAAACCGTATTCTGAAATGCACTCTTCGCACTGTATCCAACGGGAAACGCTCATGGCATACTGCTCGATAAGCTGGTTGTTTACTAAACCTTCACAGCCTCGTGCTTTCAGCCAGTCCCAGGTGTCCTTGTAGACCTCCTCGGCGCACAGGTCTTTGCCGCTTTTCTGCACGGCGCGTAGATATTCTTTTATAGGAGGCATATCTACGCCAGCCAGCTCGTCTGGGGACTGTAATACCGGGGTGCCGGAGGCTTTACCGTCTCTGATTTTGTCTGCGAGGGCTTTCTTCTTCGGGCCGGTACCGAGCCTTGGACCACCTCGCATGGTTCCATCCTTAGCCATGTTCATGCCCTTTCTTTTTATCCGCTCGTTTTATGGCTTCATATGCGGTCAAGTCATAGCAACCGGAAGCATTTAGCCTCGGATTATCTTTCTGCTTACCGTAAAGTCTGCGGTTTTCGCGCTGCTTCTTTCTGTCTCTCATTTAAGTCACCTCTCAATACCATGTTTGAATAGCAATTTTCGTGCACGAAGCCCCACGCCCGTTCCCAGGCAAAAAGGTCACAGAGATTCATAGGGGCATGGGGTCATGCCATGAGTGATTCGTACTGCTTGTACTTGATACGCCAGTAGTTATCCGTCTTGGATTTTTCTTTCCAATCAATGATATATCGCTTGCCGCTCTGGCACTTGAGCGAGTTACAAATCCTGTGAGCCAACTGACAGTTCCGCATTGAGTGCTCGCCGCCGACAGACACAGGAACGATGTGGTCAATGGTGCCAGACCAATTGTTATCGGCAAACTTGTCGTAAAGGACAGGCAAGCCACAGATTTGACAAATACCTTCATCCCTCTCAAACACAGCATCATAGGATACGGCTTCAACAAAGGCTGCTGTGATTTGCTTTTCACGGACTCGTTTAGCCTCGCGCATGTATGCTTTATGCCTTTCCGTGGCGTGTTCGTGCCTGCGTTCATTTTTCTCAGCACAGCTGCGGCAACAAAAAACAGAGTGTGTATCACCACACTCTGTCACGAATTCAGTGCCGCACTCTTTGCAAACACGTTTTTGAGAAATAAATGTACCGGCCCATTGTTCACGCTTTTGTTTTAGGTTTGCTGAGCAACCACAGTCTTTACAACAATAGATTTGATTTGGATAGTGAGTTTCAAACGGTTTGCCACAGTAGGCACAGTCACGTTTGTAAACTGTTGGCTCTTTTGGGGGCTTCTTCGGGTGCTGCTTGGCAGCTGCCGCCTGCCTGCATTCATCGCTGCAATACTTTATGCGGAAGGCATCATGCCGCCAGAAAGGTTTCCCGCAGTATTGACATTTATAATATTTCCGTTGCGATTCTGCCGCTTTGACCTTGGCGCATCCCGCAGAACAGCACTGCTGACTTTTGCTTTTGGGAACATATACTTTCCCACAAACTACGCATTTCTTCGCTTCCCTCATAGGCACCTCAATATTTGTATTTCTTTTCTGGCTTCCAGCGGTCGCCGCTCTCTGCGGTGATGCGGGAGTGACACGCTTTGCAGAGGGCCATCAGGTTATCGCGGCTGTGAGTCCCGCCTCGGGAGAGAGGAAGGATGTGGTGGACCTCCTCGGCAGGAGTGATTCGGCCGTCCTTCTGGCACTGCTCACACAAAGGATGCGCCGCAATATAACTGTCCCGGATGCGTTTCCATGCTCGTCCGTACCGCTTTCGCTCAGTGGGGTCGCGCCCGTATTGTTCATAGCGTTTGTTCTCTTTGCGCTCATGCTCCACACAGTAACGCCGGTCTGTCAGGTTGGGACAGCCGGGGTAGGAACACGGCCGCTTGGGTCGCTTCGGCATCGTATCACCTCCTCGCAGGGTATAAAGAAAGCCCTGCGGGATTACTCCCACAAGGCTCATCTTCATTCTGCTTTTCTGATTATAATACTATCATAAGAGGCAGGTGTCTTTCAGTGTCTTTTTGTGTCCACTTCAGGTAAAGCAGGAATGATGCATTCCTCCAGCGCCCGAATGTGTAGCTTGTGCGTGTACCGCAGGTCGTAGCCCATGTCCACGGCAATCTTCTCCCACGAGAGGAAGCAGAGGT